GCAGTAATCAAGAGTGCCTATGATAGTCAGCAAGCCGAAAACAAAGCGTTTGATGCGTTTAATCGCGGGAAAACTGCTGGCCGTCAAACAGATAGTGCTGGTCGATCAACATCTCCAGTAGGCAAAACGCCTAAAGAAACATATAAAGCCCCTATGACAAAAGCCTTGTTGGCTGACGGCGCTAAGCCAGTAATGAAACCAAAGTAATATGGCAATCAATCAGATGAATAAGCATATCAATCATCTTTCAATGCGGAAGTTGCTTGGTATTGAAAAGACTGAACACGGGCTTAAGAAAAAGCCATCCGAAGGAAGTCTTTCCAAAATGGAACAAGCTGAGCATGGACTTAAAAAAGCTCCATCTAAAGCACAAATTTTGGCAATGGAAACTAAAGAGCATGGGGTCAAAGGCAACAAAATGGTTGATGAAACATCCATGAGAAAAAGGAGAGCGACATGAGTATGTGTAAAGAATGCGGCAGCCCTATGTTTGGTGGGGCATGTATGAAGTGTAATGGCAAGAAAAAGCCAATGGAGAAAGGTGGAATGAAACCGTCTACCAAAGGTAAAGGCAAAAGCATGATGCCCATGCTTGCAGCAAAGCGAGGTAAGTAATGGCTACTGTGCCCAGTAAACCAAAAGAAGGCAAAGCAACGCCAAGCAAGGACGAAATTAAAGACGTGCTACCTAATCAGACGCCGTCTCACATGCCCATGCGTGGATTGTCTAGGTTGATGCAAGCAAGGCAACAGCACGGAACTGGGCGCAGTATTAATAACCTTATGAATGCTCAAGCACGGCAATCAAGGTTTGGTGGATAACAATGGCACAGGAAATTGACAAAGACAAACTCGCTTATGGAGGGGGAGTCGGATTAGGTGTTGCTGGCGTATTAACACACCTTGGATTACGTGCTGTAGATCAAGCAAAGGCACTAGGTAAGCAGCGTCAAAGATACGAAGCACGTGTGTTTGACATATTAAAAAATACAACCATAGGGCAACTTAATCAAAGGCAACAAAAAGCATTAGAATATTTTGGTATTAACATTGCAGATGTTGAACCGACAACTAAACTGAGCGACCTTCAAACTGGGAAATTAGTAGATGGTAAACCAGTTTCATTTATTGACATGTTGCAGGGCCCAGAAGGATACAAGGCAAAAGTAAACAAGAATGATAGAGCGGCGTTGGTGCGACAGACACTAATGAATGAATTTGTAGTACCAGTTGAACAGCAAGTAATTGCTAATGCTCAAAAACAAACAGGTTATAAGCGAACTACAGCCGGAGTTGTATCGCAACAATTACATGACGGCGGAGCCGCACCACGACGAAGTGATGTTAAGCCGCAAATACAAAATCCATTTGGCACACCATACAACCCAGAAATGCCATTTGACGCAGAAGCAAATCCAATGGTGAGACCAGAGCCGGGTGAACCACTTAGGTACGCTCCAGGTCGTAACATGTCTTGGTTAAACCCAGGTGGAATGGCTTCATTACGACAAGGAGCAGCAGGGCAAACTCAACCTACTTCGTCCTTAATTACAAATTCGTCGTTTTTATTTCCAGGTCAACAATCAACAGCAGCACAAGTTAGAGGTCAATTGCCTCCAGCACATCCATCTTTTAGAAGACCACCAGCAGTTGACGTTGCACCGGGACAAGAAGCAGCACCACCCGCTGTATCTGAGACACGTATACCGCCACAACGACCCGAATTACCAGCAGCTCAAAGTAGCGGTTGGACGGGTTCAGAAACTCCTAAACAAAGACAAGCAGAATATGACGAGGCTTTAAAACAGCGTAGGAAAGCAAATAAGTTATATGTACCGGGTGAAGGCTTTAGGGCTAAGGCTGGGAACATAGGTAGAAACATAGTTCGTGGTGCTATCAATACGCCAACGGCAAGTAAAGTCATGTATGGTGCTGGTGCAGTACTGCCAATTATTGGTTCCGTATGGGCTAATGCTGAAGCTGATAAACAAGCCGATGCAATTACAGCGCAGGTTAAACCACCAGCGCCACCAACACAGGCGCAACAACCAACGGCAACAGAGCCAAAGTGGAAAGAACCGTGGCATTCAGAAGCTATAAAAGATATACGGTCATGGCAAATGCTTAGGGGTAAGTCGGATGCAGAAATTACGCAATTCATGAAGCAAAAACAAGGCGTAAATAGATACGCCAATTCAGCAAACTTGTGGTTGCAATACTATGGGAAATAAACTTTTAGAGTTATTAACGTTAGGAAGTAGACTTAAGCAGTACGGCAATGCCGCTATGCATGGTGGCATCATGACGCACATGGCTGCTAGTACTGGGGATATATTAGGTATACCGGGTTCCAGTAAAGTCAGGACAATGTTGTCGCCGGGAACATATATTGACAAAAGTGGCATACGACCATTAATAGATGCAAAGAACGCATATGAAAATATGATTGGACGTGCATATGAAGGCGTTGATCCATGGATTGCAAGAGATGAATTTCACAGTGCGTATGACCCCTCTGGCAGATTTGCTGGAGCCACAGATGTTGCGGCAAGGACTGGAGATGTAATCCGCAACACAGGTTATGGACTAGCCACGTTCCCATTACCCGGTGCGGCACTTCCTATGTTAGGGCTAAACGTTTTAGATCAAGGTTTGAAGTACGGTCTTGGCAAGTATAACAATCCGCTTCAAAAAAATATGTGGAGAGAAGATAAATACATGCCAATCATTCCGTCGGGCGTGGACGGTGAAAGTCTTACTCCTGAGGAAATTCATTACAACGAAAAAGCAAAAGAACATAACAAACATGTCAATGACCCTATTGACGATTCTGATTTTGTTTGGGCACACGCTAATCAAAAAACACGACAGTTGCAAGATTTAATTACAAGAGCAGTGACAGAAGGGCATCAAAAGAAAATGTCGACAGCTCAGATTAATGCACGCATTAGGAAAATTAAATCCGATTTTGGTTATCGAGGTGCAGACGTTATGCGTGCTGGATTGAAAAACGCAGGTGGCAATCCGGGAAATTTCTCTGACCCAATTAGCGCAACAGAAGCGAGGATTGCCATTGGAAAAAGACCATTGCAGTACGAATACAATAGTTGGGATAGACGATAATATCTTTATATGTCAGAGATAACAGTTATAGATGGTAAGCGTTATAGGATTGACGGGTCATCAAAAACAAGGTTATGTAACGGCATAATTGTTGACAATGCATTAGATGGCACAACGCGTAATTGTAATGCAAGGGCTATGAAGGGACGTGACTATTGTCAGTATCATGGCGGAAAAGCATTAATAGGACCGGAGCACCCCAACTTTATTACAGGTTTAGCAAGTAAGAATAGAAAGCGTTTTTCAACAGTCGGTCGTGAATTGCTTGAGCGAATTGAAGAACTTCGAGAAGACGTTGACCTGTTCAGCTTGAAAGATGATGCCGCGTTTATTACGGCAATCATGGACAAGCGAGCCGAAGCAGCTGGAGAAGGAGTAGGTATTGACCAATATAAAAAAGTACAAGCTGCGTATGGCCTTGCGCATAGTAAGCTTGGTAGTCCTGATTTTGTGGATGCTTTTGAGCAAATAGGCGATGTGTTGACGGACACATTGTCCATGTACGACGCAAGTCGTGATGTACTTGAGTTGATTGAGAAACGTGTAGATATTGTAGAGGCAGAGCAAAGAATGATGCATGCCAAAGCGTACACGCTGGAAATCGATCAAGCATTTTCACTTGTGATGCAAATGATGGAAGTCGTAAAGGATAACGTTAAGTCCGGTGATGAACTGATAGCAATCCGAGCGGGAATACAAAAACTGCTAAAGGTTTACCAAGCACCAGATGACACAGAGATAATTGACGCGGAGATAGTCAATGAACCTTAAGGATTTAGAAAAACTTACACCTAAACGGTTTAAACAATTTGCAAGACCAGATAAGCCACTGGCAAATGCACTGTTAGAAGCAATGGACGCGCGGCTTAAAGATATCATTGACACGGGTGATTACAACAGCGGGAGGGCATATTCCATTAACGGAGCAGAACTAGATTATCAAAAGTGGCTTAAAACTTATGCCCCTCACGCAGCAAGCTCCAGTCTAGGGGAGCATCACAAGCGAGCCTGGGAATGGGCTGAGAACATTACGCAAGGCGAACCGCCACCAGCACTTATTGAATGTTGGTTTCGAGGCGGCGGAAAATCAACGACAATGGAGTTGATATCTGCACGTATTGCAGTAAAAGGCTCCAGGCGTTTCTTGTTGTATGTGTGTTCTACTCAAGAAGCAGCTGACCGTCACGTAACCGACATTGCAACAACGATGGAACGGTGCGGGATTGAAAGGGCTATGAACCGCTATGGCTTCTCTAAAGGTTGGAATGCGTCAAAGCTTAGGACTGCTAACGGGTTTAATGTGCTTGCTTTTGGCTTGGACACTGGTGCTCGTGGTGTTAAGTTGGACCATCTTCGTCCAGATTTCATCATCTTGGACGACATTGATGAATTGGATGACTCGGTTACTCGAGTGGATAAAAAAATCGCCACTATAACGCAAACGATTTTGCCAGCAAAGTCTAACGATTGCGCTATTGTATTTGTGCAAAACCGCATCCACGCGAACTCTGTCATGAGTCAAGTTCTTTCAGGCGAACTAGACATGTTGCAAAATCGCGTTCAATCTCCAATTGTTCCGGCTGTCCTCGATCTTCGATACGAACCAGTCGAAAAAGAAGATGGACGCATGGGTTACAAGATAACTGGCGGGACAGCGTCTTGGGAACACAAGTCGCTGGAAGTTTGCCAAAGAGAGATTGATGACTATGGACTTATTTCATTTTTACGTGAATGCCAACACGATGTTGGTGTTGGTGGTAGATTCTTCCCGGAATTTAAACAGCATGACGAAAAGGGTAATCCTTGGCATGTCGTGGATGTAGTTGACATCAAACCTTGGTGGCGCGTGTGGGCATCTCACGACTTTGGTACAAACAGCCCATGTGCGTTTCTTTTGTATGCATCTGATGACGTAGAAAACATCTACGTAATTGGAGAGGTGTATAAAAACGGAATGGTGTCCAGCCAGCAAGCCGACGCCGCATTAGAGTTGCTACGCGCGCGTGAAATGGCTGCACCTGTAGATAAAGACATACCAGGTGGTATGTGGAATACAAAACTTGAAGCAATCGCATTTGACTGGGGAAACACATTTCCACCAGAGAAATATGATCAGCGAATTGGTGAATACCCTGTTGAAGTTTGGTGGCGTAAGGGATTGCCAGCAGTTCGTGCAGTCAAGGATAGAAAAGCCGGATGGCGACGCCTCAAGGAATGGCTCGCATCGAGTCGCATGACGGATGGTGTGGTCACGCCCCGGTTCCGTATATTGCGTAATAGTTGTCCAAACTTAATACGAGAACTGGAAGCAGCTATGGCTGACCCTAAAGACCCAGAAGATCTCGACAATGGAACGAAGTCCGACCACGCATTGGACTCATGTAGGTACGGCGTTATGTGGCGTGAATACCCAGTCAAGTGCGATGAGGTAGTCATCAATCCAAATACAAAGCCACATTGGCTGAATAAGGCAAAGAACGAGGATTACATATGATTGCAGTAGGCGTATGTGCGTGCGTATTAATGGCTGCATCTACGGTTATGCAATTTGCAATATACTTGTACTTAAAGTCCTTGGTTAAAACGCCTTGGTATTACAAAGAGAATAGGTACTTGTAATGGATATACGGGAAATATTGCAAGCTGCTATACAACGCACGCAACAGCCAAAGGTGACTGCATTACAAGCACCTCAAGCCAAAGGGTCGCCTGGTAGCTTTGACGTCGAAAACTTGCTGCTAAATAAGCCAGATGACTTGTCTATTGACCACGGAAAATCTGAGTGGAAAGTCAGTCCGGAGAACGACAAGGAAGAAGCGCTTAAGGTCATTGCATTTGTCAAAAAGCAATTTGACATGGCGTATGTGTCCAGACTAGAAATGGAACTTGAGTGGACTCAGGCACTTGCGTTTTTTGAAGGACGACAATGGTTTAGGATTAACAGTCAGACGCGCAACCTGGTTAACTTGCAAAACCCTAATGAAGCAGCAAGATACGTAACGGTTAATAAGATGCGTCCATTGATTGATGGCGTTGTCGGAAAACTTACGCAATGCGCTCCAGACGCACGAGCCGTGCCACTGTCGTATAGCGAATTTGACCAGAAGGCTAGTGAGGAAGCAAACTTTATCGCCGGCCATTACACTCGTAAGTTTGGACGAGAGACTCAGACTAAAGAACGAGTCAGATGGGCATGCGTCACAGGAACGTCATTTGTAAAGGTGTGGTGGAATGCCAAAGCAGAACAAGTTGTTCCAGAATTTTCTATCATGGATGGTTCTGTCACAGGCTTTAAGTCAATGGCGATAGGGGATGTAGAAGAACAAATTGTCCCTTGTTTCAATGTTTATTATGATCCAGTAGCACAAACCGATGATCAAGTCAGGTGGTTAATTCATGCGTGCATTCGTCCTCTATCTTGGTTTGTCGATAATTACGGTGACGCTGGTAAGAAGGTGGTTCCAGATGCTATTGCTGGAGATAATGCGGGTTATGTGGACGCATACTTGGAAGGGTTGGGGAACACAGGTTTTGGATGGGTCCAGCCGTCAACAGCGAGATTAAATAACGCCGACCACAAACGAAGAGCCGCTATTGTTTACGAGTACTGGGAAAAACCCACGGAACAATATCCTAACGGCAGATTCATTGTCAGTACAAACAGTGCGTTGTTGTATGCTGGCGAGTGGCCTTACGAGAAGAAAGATGAATTTCCATTTGTGCCTCTTCGATGGCAACCGCGTTCTGGAACGCCGTACGGCCACAGTTTAGGCTTTGATTTGTGCCCATTGCAGTTGACATACAATCGTTTGTATTCACGAGCTGTCGAGCAACTGGAGACAACTAAAGACTATGTGCTGGTGGAACGTAACAGTAATATTGGGGCCGATGCATTCAATAACACTAGTGACGACATTGAAGACAAGAATCGAACATATCGAAAAGTTTATTACAACAGGGGAAGTCACCCACCACAGATTACTCGATCACCAGGAGTAAGTGGAGATCTATTCCCGTTTATGCAGGTCATTGAAAAAGACATGATGGATGTCGCGGGACTTCATGATGTTTCACAGGGACAAGCACAAGCAGGAACTCCAGCTGAATCAGTCAAGTTGTTACAGCGCGCAGACAACACGCAACATTCTTACATACGTGCTGACATTGAAATCAGCATTGCTAAGATTAAAGAATGGGAAATAGCACTGGTAAAAGAGTTTGCTCCAGCTCCGTTTGTCGGCAGTGTGGATGATCAGATTAACAGCAAAAGCCCAGCACAACAAGGCATTGTGGATTTTCAAGCAATCCGCGACGGTGGCATGTACAAAGTTGTTTATGTGCCTGGGTCATCACAGGAAGACAGTCCTGACCAGAAGTTACAGAAGATTGCCGCATTACGACAAATGGGATTGTTTGGCGACCCAGCAGACCCAGATACTAATGCACTAGTCGTGAAGATGTTGCAACTGCCAGAGACAGGAGAAATTCTTGAACACTTGGCAAATCAGGCTCAAAAGCAACAGCAAATGCAGCAGCAGATGATGGAAATGCAACAGCAACAGATGATGGCTCAGCAACAAGGACAGGGGCAGCAATACGACCCTGAAGCTGAAAGCCATAAGGCTGAACTGACTGCACAAAATCAAATGCAAATGGCACAGGTTGATGCCGAGAAACAACAGGCTTTGGCACAGCAAAAAGCGCAGTTTGAACAAGAAAAACTACAAGCACAAAGCAAAGCTAAGCAAGAAGAATATGCTGCACAAAAGATAGCAGATATAAATCACGCCATTGCAATGCAAGCAATTTCTCCGGAACCAAAAGAAACTTCTACTTCCGGAGGAAAGCAGAAACCACGACCTGCTCCCAAAAAATAAAACTGTTGTGGTAAAGTGAGGAAAACAACTAATGTCTGACGAGATGGTGACACCAACTCCCGATTCACCAGCGGGAGCGTCTGACTCCAACCTTGGTGGAGCTTTTGCTGATTTCATTCAGGACGCCGCCGGTCCTGAAGGTGATGCGACAGGGGCGTTAAACGCAGAGACAGTCAGCAATGCAAGTCCGGATGACGTCATTAACGAGTTGCTTGGCCTAGAAGGTGACAAGCCCGGTAATGTCCCGTACGAGCGGTTCCGAGAGGTCAATGAGCGCGCAAAGCAAGCCGAAACAACGTCCAATGAATTAGGGCAATGGAAAGGCGTTATCGATGAACTGCGCTCCCAAGGATTCAATAGCGCTGCTGATGTCCAAAAAGCTCTTGCTGAACAACAAATTCAGTATCAAGAACAGGAAATCAGAGATCGATATGAACGCTTGGCAGAGGCAAATATCATCGATTCGCAGAGTGCGTATGCACAGCAGGAAGCTGAAATCACTCGCCTTAGGTACGAACGACAAATGTCGGAAGTACAGCAGTACATGCTTGATAAGCAAATGACTGAAGCGATTGATCAGTATCCTCTGGCTAAGCGGTCGCCAGACTTAGTTGCGAGTCTTGTGCAGTCCGGAGTAAATCCCGCTCAGGCTGCTCAACAGGTTCACAACATTGTCAAAGCAACTGCCCAAGCTTTACTCCCAGATTTAACGAACAGGTTGAACAAGGGTGGAGCAGTTACACCGATGAGTAGTGGAAGGACACCAGCACCAGCTGCCCAACCTCCCGCCGCGCAACGTGGACTATCCACTATTACGCAACTGCTAGGAATATCTAAAGACTCCTAAGTAAAGGAAAGACAGTATGGCAATTGACTTCAACGGAGCGCTGACACTTGCAGACTATGCAGCCATCTCCAACGACAATCTTGTAAAAGAGATTACAAAAAGTCTGCACAAAACGTGGAATGCACTTAAGGACATTCCTCTTCACACCAGCCCTGTTCTCCGCCAGGTTGGAATGCGTTACCTCAACGCTAACATTCCAGCACCAAACTGGACTGGTATCAACTCGGAACCAACCGCATTCCGCAGTAAGCCAAAGTCTTACGAAGAGCAGTTGTATCTGGTTCGCAACAAGCTAACCGTTGACCGCCGTTTGCTTAACCAGCCGAACTCCATCATTGACCCAATTGAAGCTCAAGTGCAGATGTTCCTCGAAGGCTTTGCCTATGACTTCAACGATAAGTTCATTAACAATGATCCGTCGTCTACCGTTGGTGGTAGTACGCCAGACTGTTTCCCTGGACTGAACTACCGCCTGAAAAACGCGGCTGACTACGACATTCCATCTGAAATGATTATCGCGTCGCAGGACATTTCGGCAAACGCCACAACAGGTTTGTTTGCTGGTTCTGGCGTGGGTACTGCAAACGCAAACAAGTTCTTTGCCGATATTCAGAACCTGTTTGACAATATGAACAGCCCAGATGGTGATGGCATTGTTCTGTACATGTCAGAACTTACGAAACGTCAGATGGAAATGGCGGTTCGCGTCATGGGAATCGGCGCTGGTTTTGATATCACGCAGGATTCCTATGATCGACCTGTTGAGAAATACAAGTCGGCTACTATCCGAACTGTCGGTCGTAAATCAGACGGTGTGACTCCAGTTATTGGCAATACGCTTGCAATTCCAACACTTGCAAAACCTGCTACATCAATCTTTGCTGTCCGATATGGCAGTGGATACGTAACTGGCTGGCAGTCAGAACCATTCAAGCCTAAGTACTTGGGACTTAGTAATGAGAACGGCATTATGCATAACGTACTATTTGACTGGGGCGTGGGTCTGTGGATTCCTCACAACCGTGCTATCGGTCGCATTGACTGCGTTGTGACGGCATAAAAGGAGAAATAAACTATGGCTCGTGACGCAAAGTTGACAATTAAATTTGATTCAACATCGACGATTGCACCAATCACTAACTACGTACAAACCGTAAGTAGTGCGCTAAATGCAACAACCGACACTCGTAGTGCATGGATGAACTTCGGCGGGTACATTGCGACACAGACGGATGCTTCGGCATTTGCCGCTCAAGGCGACTTGCCAGTGGCAGGACAGTCAAACGTTCCATTGTTGCATTCTGGCGGACGTGATCAACTGTATATGCGTATTGCTTATGATGTCTATGCTTCATATGCAACTACAACAGCCTTGAAGTTTACAGTTGAGGGTACGCAGGATGCTACAGCTGCGTCGCCTGTTTCCTATGTATTAGGTTCTACAGTCGCAACAGGTGTGCAAACGGCATACGCTCCAACAATTACATTGGCAAGTGTGTCAGGCAGCACTGCAACTGTGGCTAACGCTGGATCGTATCCAATGACTGTAACTTCTGGAAACGTCAATCTAGGGCTAACAACGGCCCTAGTGCAACCTATTCCAGTTGGAACAAGAGTTCAAATTACGGGTACGCCGCCAACAAACTTTAGTACGTCGACGAACTATTATGTAGTGGCATCAACGACTACTTATGTTCAATTGGCAGCTACAGTTGGCGGAGCAGCTATTTCTCCTGGAAGTGCTGGCACATCCCCTGTCCTTGTAGTGCAGAACCATGGACTGGCAGTTGGAGATCTTGTCGCATTAACTGCATTTGGTGCAGCTACAATTGATGGAGTTACACTATCAGCAGCATCCAACGGGCAAGTTTACCAAGTGCTGTCAGTTCCGGCTGATAACACGTTTACAATTGGTGCTGGCCCGGGTGCGACTAAGTCTGGAGCAAACGTATCGGGTTCACCTCTTGCACTCGGCGGAACTGTTACATCTACGGTGTTTCGTAAAGCAACTGGTGGACGCATTGCATCAGTGCCTATTGCACCAAACTTCTCTGGAAGCATTCGACTGAATGTCCAAGGAGCGGGTTCGGCTGCTGCTGGTGGCTTGATTATTGCATCTGCAAGTCTTGCATACGGACGTGATGCCGCTGCTATTGGTTAGGTGATGACATGACAAGAGGCGAGATCAAACGACGCATTAGGTTACTCGGCAGACATTATTTTGCCGGGGATAATGACCTTGACCCGTTTGGTCTCGACCTTTTAATCACTGAAGTCACTAATCAAATAGCACGGTCGACCGACTGTTACATTGGACGACGGTACTTAGATATAGTCGCTGGAACAAGTGAATATTGTGACAGCGACTTATATCGAGTCAAGAATATATTTGTATTACAACAAGACGGAGATTACGTCAGAGCAAAACTCATCGACTGGGCAGATGCTCGATCTCGTGACTTTCGCCGCACCGACTTAGATACAGTGCCTACACACGCTATTGTGTTTGGCATGAACCGAATTAAACTATACCCACAACCATCGACAGCAATTACTAACGGACTAATGATTGAAGGGTATGCAATACCTGGTGATTACTGGCTGTACGACACAAGTGGCAACCCAGTTACGCTTACAGACGCCCATGAATGTCCATTGCCTGAATCCGGTCACGATGCTGTTGTGTATGGCGTGTTGATGGAAAAAGCACTGCAAATGCGCGACGGCGATGCAGCTCAGATATACACACAAAAATATCAGGATCGAGTCGGACAACTCGAATCTAACGCCGCTGTTTACAGCAGGAGAACGTTGTAATGCCAGGGTTGACAATACCGAGCATACGGCAAGAGGCGTATCGTCTGCTGAATGAAACAAACAGTAGCGTTCTCGGTCAACTGCCAGATGGTACAGGTGGAACAGACACAATTTCTTCTAGTGCTGGTGTCACAACGTTCATCACTGAAGCGATTACTGATTTGTGTAAGTCATGTGTTTACATTCCAGCGACTGCGACATTAGCCTTTGCAAACAACAGTTTGTCAGCATCTATTACTGATGCTACAGATGTGTCACCTAGTGGAACAATATGGACTGTAACGGACGTTTACTTTGGCTCTACACGACTGACTCATGCAAGCGAACAGTCTATTCGGGCAAATGATTTAGATTACAAAAAGACAATTGCTGGGTCATCAGCTAACATTTTGTACTGGTATAAGCCAGATGCATATCGGATATCTGTTTATCCATCCAACTCAACTGGTGGTTCATTTTCTACGACAATATATGGAGCCGGAATACCAGCAACACCGTCGGATGACACGACAACGTTGACATTCCTTCCTGATGACGTGCTTAAACAGTTGTTGTCAACATACGTGGCAATGAAGCTCATCATGAAAAACATCGATGACCCAAGTTTGGCACAACGTATGTTTTGGCGTAACTGGTACGACGAACAGCGAATGAAATTGTGGACACAGATGGATATGTCTATGAAGACGCCAGGCGCTCCATATTTTGCACCGCCAATTGCACAGCAGGTCCAAAAATGAACATTGCATGGGGTAGGTTAATTCTTCTCGCAATAGGAGCATTTACTGCCAGTGCCGCTCCTGAATTCGACGCTGCGTGGAAGGCACAGCATATATCCGACAATGCATCATTCGGCGTAGTGACTAGAGTTCTCTTATTGTGTAGCATTGAAGGCATAAGGGCTGGTATACCGGCTATGGTAACTGCGTTGATTGCCTTCTTCATGAGACAAGATAGCAACCTACCAGTGTTTTCCGTTAAACTACCGGAGGTGAGAAAAGTCAGTGAAACGACGAGGGACATCGATGGATAAAGAGCAACTTATTGCAGGTGCTGTAGGGGCTGTTGCTGGAACTGACTGGTGGGATAAAACCAAGGTGAAAAGTTTCTGGCATGGCATGGCTGGTGTGATTGTAGGAACTGTATCAGCCGTCTATCTAACACCATTAATTGCAAAACAAGTTGGATGGAATACACCGGAACAAGTTGTGGGAGTTGCGTTTGCCGTGGGAACACTTGGCTTAAGGTCAGTTCAATTAGTCAATGCAATTGCTGAACAGTTTATAAAGCGATTGAAAATATAATGACTCACACAGCACAAGTCACATTAGTTGAAAAGACAGTAAATGCAGATGGAACCATACAGATAACATTTGACGATGGGACTGGTCTTATTTACGGCGATGAGCAATCTATAGTAATAGACTGCGAAGCGCGAGACTTGTCGTTCCCTGATTACTTAAAATCGTTTTTAGTATGTTTGCTTGCTGACCAAGGTGCGTCAATCATTGGCAAGACAGTAGTGTTAGATATCGATGCGGTTGACGGGAATATAGTCAAGGTCATCTAATGGCTACAATTACGACTAACACGTTTTTAAACTTTGGAACATTCGGCATTAGGCAAGCCATTGCACCAAGTACAGCAGCCATGTCTGCAGCGATTACAAACGGCGGCATTGCGTTTCCTTTTATTGCAGACGCATCTATAACAGTAACAACAATTTCGTCGTTGATTTCATCAGTTGGCACAACGTTTGGATTAGCATTAACCGTTGGTATTCAAGCAGACAGTGGCGGTGGTGTTCCGTCTGGAACATTTTTAACTAACGGGTCAACAACCATTGCTGCAAACACTATTACAACATCTACTGCGGCTGGATGGTATGACGTAGCATTGACAGGTGCTAGTATAACTCAAGGGTCAAACTATTGGATTGTTTGGCAATTCTCAAGCACTGGATCTGGCACAATCAACTTTTTTACGGGATATGCTGGTGGTGCATCAACCACGCAAAACATTATTTACGGGCTAGGATATGCATCCAGGGTGGGTGCGGCATGGTCTAAAACAACAACTACGCGTGGCGTACCCGTCATGTACACAGATGGCACGTCATATTACGGACAACCTGACAATAACACTGGTGTTGTTTCATCAGCCACACTTAATAACAATGACAGATTGGGTTTTAGATTTACAGTTCCATCAACGCACCCTGACATATTAATAGATCGAGTCACCTTGGGTATTACTCCTAATGCACAAAACACAGGCGTCAACTGGAAATGTCAAATCTTTACTGACGCATCAACGCCAACACTAATTGCGGATCTTTCCAGTATTGACGGCAATAATGTTGGAGCAGTCACCAGTAACACTAACTCCACTATATTCCAAACATCAGGAACTCAATGGTTAACTGCAGGTACGTCATACATATTAATGGTTGGATTTGACGTAACGCCTACTACAGCACCGACACGCAACCATTTTCAAGTTGGGTCTGTTGCCAGAAACGGTGTAATCGGCGCGTACACAGGTGATTTCATATACAACTTCCAAGGTCTGGGCACATGGTTTGTCGCAAACCCATCCGAAAATATACCTTGGGTAATTACTGCTAGTGCACTTCGCTACAATGACGCGGGTGGTGCTGGTGGTTTCTATAATGCGTCTTCCGGTTTTGCAAGTATGGGAGGTAACTAATGGCTGTAGTCACAACCGATACAGAGTGTTACTTTCACATGCTTGGAGTTGAAGGTGAGATATCTGTAGCCGCTGGGCAAATCAATGGTAACAACAGTGGTTTGGCGTGGATATTTCAAGCGGAAGAAACCGCAACCATTACCCGCATTTCATTACGAGTAAGTGCAATCGCAACAACGCCATCCGCTAGTTTGTCAGTTGGATTGCAAAGTTTAACAACAGGCGCACCTTCGGGAAACTGGCTAGACGGATCAACTACATCGTCGACTAATTTTGCGTCCGAAACTGGCGCATCAACAGGTGTAAAAACATACACGTTACCTAACTCGGTAAGTATTACGGCGGGACAAATGTTTGCAGTTGTAGTGCGAAACCCAACTGCTGGCTGGACAGGTGATATTTCGTTTAATGCAACACACTTCGTAAAGTCGGGCGTAGGTGTTCCGTATTATGTAAAGCGCAACTCAGGCGTATGGGGAACGCGAGATGGCAAGTTTCCTTCGCATGTATTTTACGGATCCGCAACAAAATGGTATGGCAACTGTGGGTTATCAACAGCAGAAAGTTCAGGGACAATACCGTCTGGTGCAACGGAATACGGAATTGCATTCACAGTTCCTACTGGGCATCCAGACTTAAGGTTGCATTGCCTTTATTTGAAACTTGTGACATTTGCTGCAGCGGGAACGTTTAATATAGTAGTCAGAGACACATCTGGTACGGCGTTGCAGACCAGCTCATTTGACCAAGACTTTACGTCGCCATCGGGATATTACCCATGTATTCTCTCTTCAGATTTGTGGTTAACCGCTGGAACAAAGTATTACATTATGATTCAGGCTGGTACAGGTGTGTGTCCAACGCCAAGAATCATGACAGCTTTTGCAAGTGCTGGTCTTTTGTCGGACGTTTCAGGCGGAGTCGTGTGTAATATTGTCTCTTATAACGGTACTACGTTTACGGAAACGACAACAACGCGAAATATAGGTACGTTAATATTCAATGGAATTAGATATACGCAATCAGGTGGAACAACCCAGTATATAATTCCATCAAGTTTCGAGATGATGGGGTAAGTAATGTTTCAAATAAAACAATCAGAAGCAACTGCCGCAAGGCGACGTATCCCTGTGCTATTCGTGAGTAGTACAGATGGATTTACTCCGACTACGCCCACGTCTCCAGCAGCGTACATCAGTACTAACGGTGGCACGTTCGTAGCTACAACGAACGCTGTGACATTAGAAACACTGGCAGCTGGTCAATCTGCATCAGGCTGTTATTACCTGGAATTAACAGCAACAGAGGTTGCTACTCTTGGTGTCATAAATGTCAACGTACAAAGCACAAACTGTAGGCAATACAACGCGGTCATACAAGTCATGGCTTATGACGCATATGATGTCGTGCGCATTGGCCTTACAGCACTTCCAAACGCTGTGGCGGGAGCAAGCGGTGGATTACCAACGGGCAATGCTTCAGGGCAAGTCACGGTTGCTGGTACTGCGACAGGTGCTATTACGGCTTCATCGTTTACGGCTGGAGCAATTGACGCTAACGCTATAGCGACAGATGCTATTACGTCGGCTGAACTGTCCGCTTCTGCTGTAACGGAAATCGCGGCTGGTGTATGGGATGAAGCGTATGCTTCGCATACAACAGCTGGCTCGTTTGGAAAACTGATGGACATTCTGCGTAAAGCGAATTACGTGACAGAAGGAACAGTTTCAGCATCTGGTACTCCGGCAAACTCCACAATTTACTTCCGCACAAGCTTGACTGGGGCCGATAATTTTTATAACGATCAAACATTATTGTTTGTGTCAGGCACATTGACTGGGCAAGCAATGCACATATCTACCTATACATCACTTAATGGTGTTGTGACTACGGCAGATGGTTTGACTGCCACGCCTACTGCTGGTGATACGTTTGTCGTATTGGGTGCACATGCTTGGTCTCAAGCGCAAATTGCAGATGGAATATTGCTAAGGCTACTTGACCGTACAGGTAACGGAACCGGGTCAACAGCGAACGAACGAACTGTGCTGTCTGCACTTAGATACCTGCGTAATAAGGTAGACATAAGTGCTAGTACAATGACAATATATGCGGAAGATGACACAACAACAGCGTGGACATCTACACTTACATCGACTGCTGGGTTGAACCCAGTAACTGGTAGCGACCCTGCATAGGAGTAAGAAATGGCACAAACAGACGTATTTTCACAGGCATTTGCTAAACGTGTACTTGACTCATTGGTGAGCAGCGCAAATCAAAGTGCAGTTGTACCAGTAAGTGGTGGGTCACCAAACCTAACAGTCTCACTTAGCACAACCACGTATCCGGTCGGTACACCAATCGCTTTTGTTAGCGGTACTCCACCAACGTCAACACCACAGGTTGTCAACAACACTGTTTACTATATTTTGTCAAATACTGGGTCAGTAATTACAATTGCACCTACACAGGGCGGAACCGCTATAACGTTTACGTCTTTAGGTACGTCGCCAGTAATTGCTCCCGCACTAGGCCCAACTGGTCCGTTGTATTTGGCTCTAATTAACATGTCGGCAATGCCTACAACTGACAATGCAACACTGACCGAGTTTACTTCATATACTGACACAAATAATGCAGCCAGTTCTACTACTAGACCTGCCATCAACTTTGGTCTGGTTACACCAACTGGTGGTGTTGCAACTCAGTCAATTGCAACCACAAATGCTCCAACTTATGCTATTACTGGTACGGATACTATTTATGGAATTGCTATTACGAATGCTCAGTTGAAGGCAACAGCACTATCAACCACTTCGGGTACTGGCAACGTGATTTGGTACGGAAGTATTAACTCATCGGTCAGTGTAGTAAATACGGATACTCTCACATTTAATATAGGGCAAGTAACATTGTCACTCGGATAATGTAGATGCCACCCGTACCACCGTTACATTCTATTGGTGCTGGAGCAAGATTTGGTGCACTAGGTCGAACATTTGGCACAGCCACGGGTGGGTCAGCAAAATCTGCTAGTGCAAACATTGGCTCGGGATCGATATTACAAGCACCGCCAGCAAGAACCGCTTTTGGTTCAGCTGGTCTAAAATGTGCTGCCTATGTAGTTACAGCTACAGCAGTACTAAGCCATTATGGTGCAACTTCATTTGCATCTAAAGCAACAATCACCGCTGTTGCAATAAAAGTATCAAACAAAACATCAGCTGCATCATTACAAACAAGTGCAAGCATCAATGGTACTGCTGTTCGATACCGATATGCAGTTGCGTCACTCAGCGGGACGGAACGATTAACTGCTACTGGAACTAAAGTATCCAATAAAGTAGCAACAGCATCATTTGCATCCTCGAGTACATTACTAGCCAATCGAGCCAGAAGTGCGATTGCCAGCACATCACTTGCTACGCAGTCGTCTTTGTTTGCAATAGGTTTAAAGCAAGGACAAAAAGCTGGCGTAGCAAACTTAGGAAGTAAAGCCTACATAGCCGGAGCCGCTGTAATAACTCCGGCTAAAACTGCATCAACATCTTTATTTAGCCGTGCTAGTTTAACTGGCACAGGAATAGTCACATCGTTTGCGTCTGCGTCACTGGCAACGCAACTGTCGTTATCTGCTGTTGCTACAAAATCTGCTGGGGCTATCAAGCTCGGACAAGCAACATTATTTGGTAGCAGTGCGTTAACGGCAACAAGAAAAATAAGTCGGTCAATATCTGCATCGTTAAATGCCAACACCTATATCAATGCTATCCCAAGTGGAGTGCAAGAATACTGTCAATGCCAACCATGGGTAACAGATGCAACGTTGACAAATGCATTCAATAATGAAGAAACACTCAACTGTGCGTTAAAAACTGAACAAACGCTTGCCTCTGGGTGGAAGAAAAAGGGATGTGAATAATGCCAGATAATACAAGACAGGTAAGTTCAGGAACACAATCATATGTTCTCGGAGATCGACGGTTTGTAGGTATAAACACAAACCTTCAGCCAAACACGCTCGACGTAGGATTCGTGCAAGATGTCAACAATATGTTTATTGATGGCACGTCATTGACACCTCGCCCAGGCTGGCAAGCAGAATTAACGTCATCATTGCCTGACCCAATATATGCATTGATTGCATACCGAACGAAAGACAATCAGGACAACAAGGCTGTCTTTGTCAGTGGCAATGCAATATATTCACATACCGTTTCAAATCCAGTTACAAACACAAACACACATTTGGGTTACGGTCCATGGGCAGATGCAAGTCAAGTCAAACTAGTTCAGCATGGCAAGTATGTGTATGGCGTACCTGGTGCTGGCACGGACGCAAGCGGCAGCACACCAGCCGTCAGTGGCGGATGCATGTTTCGCACTGATGGCGTGAATCCTGTTGAGTACATCCCGCAGATTGAGCCAGTTACTACGGACGGAGAAAACTATCTAAAGTGCAAGATTAATCTTGGTGGCGTGACAGTTAAGACAATAACTTCGCGCACCGACATTGATGAAGCATATTTAACAACTGCTGAGGCGGCATTTGGAAAGACTGCATTGTCAGGATGGCCGTCAACATGGTCTGACAATTTACTTAAAAATAGTACTAGAACACCAACATTGTCACCAATAATTCCAAGTGGTGACTTTGATGGTTACGATGATAATGCTAGTAGTGGCAATGCGTATTTTGCCGCAGACTGGCAGTCGTCTGGAGCTTCAGTTCATGCCGGAATCAAGTGGGCACAAGGCAGTATGAATGTTGGGCAAGCCCCGAATAGTTCAACATATTCAAGTGCGGTAGGCGGAACAAAGAAATATCTGGTACTAGACAATACTGGTGAGTACATAGAGCAAACAATATATAACCTGCCATACGAACAGTGGGGACCGGCTACTACCACTACGCCAATTGGTCTTTATAATTTACAGTGGTATTCGTTTGCAAATATTGTAAAAACCGAAGGCAGTGTCAAGTACATGGTCACTGTCACTGGACTAGATAACTCGGGTAATACTATTACTGGAGCGCAATACAGCAAAGAGTTTAAGCAAGCGTACTCATTAAACGAAAACGACTGGTTACTAAACAACGTTGTTGTTGACTTTCGTGAGTTTGCTAGTCAACTTGTCAGAATAAAGTTGCGATTTGAAAGCACTGCCACATACAAGCAACAAGACATCATTATTGACAACATTAGGTTTCATGCAAGCGTTGCGGCTTTAACAACGTCTGTTGATAAGCCATTGACAGACACCGGACTGGTATCAATTAAGTTCAAGCAGGAAAATAACAACCTTGCCCTCCGTAATGCAAGTTATGTAAAGAACAGAGCAATCAGAATCATAGCTGCCTCGGCAACGCCATTTATGGATTTGACCACCGTAAATACGTTGTCGTTTAAATGGGACTTTGAGACAGGCGCGGTAACAGACACAGGTATCTATCCTAATATTATATTAGGGCTTCAAGCCAACGGGTCATCAACAGTGTCGTGGTCATCTATTGGTGAATGGGACAAAACAAACAGATACATATCTTTCAATCTGTACAGACTTGGCAACAGCGAAAAGAAAAACATCCAATACATTTATGTGAAGTTTTTAGAAGATGTATTCAAATCAGATGGCACATCATTCTCAAATTTAGAGCCAGCGTTTGGTATAGGTGACTTAGTCAAGACAGGTATAAGCCTAACGCCAAACATGGCATATGAATACGCATTCACTAGATGGTATCCAGAAAGTCTGACTACTAAACTAGGCCCTGATCAATTGTTGCCAGATGGATTGACTGCTAACGGTTATGAAACAAATATTTCGGATGTTTCAAATACAGTCTTCACAACTCCGGCGCTAACGTCCGCAAGCGTAATCATCAACCCATTGGTCGAAACTGGGTCAGTTGGGTACAGCATAGATATGTCAAAGGAAAGGCGTAAGGTAGTGCCTATAACGGATGCTACAAACGCTGACCAACACCTGTTGACGGCTGTTCCTGCTGAATATCAAATTAGACTTATATCGTCTAATGCAACACCATCTATTTCATATATCGCTATAGATGGCACATCTGTGACAGTGGCATCCGGAAGTTGGTCTGCTCTGCCTGGAACTGCATATTACTATTACTCTATTCCTGCTACGCAATCCGGAAAGATTAGGTACGTAACTTCTGTAACTGGGCCTATATGGATTGAGCATTACGTTGCGTATGGAAAGCCAAACTTTTACGCGACTATTACTGCAACTAACACTGCAATCAACGTGACAACACCATTTGCTGTCAATGATCAGATAGTCTTCACAACTACTTTAGGCAACATCACTGGTGGCACGACCTACTATGTATTGTCAAACAGTGGGACATCAATTACGGTTTCATTGTCCGCTGGAGGTGCGGTGGTTACTCCAAACACCAGCACAACAAGTGGAACATACATAACCATACAACGTGCCGCACCAGCGCAGTACAGCCATGTGTTAGTCTATCGACGATGTAACACAATGTTCCCTGACGGCAGATTCAGGTTGATTGCATCGATTCCATATGACCCATCAACAACTGGCACACAGACGATTACTGGTTCTAACTGGACTGCTACATATAACAACACGTCTGCTACTGCCCCGGGCGTCATAACACTCGTAGACACAGTTCCTGACAGTGACTTGTTGTACATACCAGAACTGTACAAGCAAGGTCACATTCAAGAGATTGGACGCGACAGCTTGCCTCTTGGTGCTAGTTCGATAGCAACATTCCAGTTCCGCGTATTCCTTAGTAAGGGTAACGTGCTGTACGGCAGTTGGGAGTTAGAGCAAGCACAGGAATATGGTTTCTATACAACGTTAGTAACCGACCTTACGGAGCCTGGAGTTCACAAGAAAGGTGCTAGTTTCACTGTCGGTGGATACTACGACAAAGAAACAATTAAGGCGTTAGTCAGTTCATACGCAGAGGGGATTCAACAAAGTAACTCTACGTCGGCTACCCTTTACATATTTAAAGACAATAGCCTTAGTACACTGATTGGTTTTGACCCAACTACGTTCACAGCGCAGTTGTGGATTTCAACACCAGGCTCGGGTATAGCTGCGCCAAACTCACTTATCAATGCCGACGGACAAATCATCTGGCTAGGCGTCAATGGAGTCAACCAATACAATCAGGGGCAAATCGTCCCACGGTCAACCGAGCTGCGTAAGTTGTTGTCTCTCGATCCTACTATGAGGGGGCCAGCAAACATATCAAAAACGTTTTATCGGCAGTCATTTTGCGTATACGCAAACAGGCGATTGATGCTGGTTAGTACATCTAGTAATGCTGGGGCAGCAAACCAAACCGTGTACGTGTTTGACTTCAGAACCAATGGCTGGGTTAAGTGGTCTACCGTCAACAATGTAACGTACACGTCTGGATGTGTGCTATCGTTCAGTGACAGTATTCAGTACGTGTTAATGGGTAGTATCACAGGTCAACTATATAGGTTGAATGGCACAACAGATAATTTGGACACTGGAAGTACGGCTCCTATATCTTGGTCGATACTTACGAGGCAGCATGGCCAAACCTATTCTGAAGGCGTCGCGTACCACGCTGTAAACAGAGCCTATCAATTAGATCTTCACATTCAGAATATCGATGCAACCACAGCATCTGTGACAGGTGCTATGACAATTGATTGGAAAGTTGAAACGCAACAGGGTGTCTATCTAAACAACGGAGCAACCACGTATAACTTTGCAACAGGAACTAATAGGTCTATTGCAATCCGTAATTTAAATAGGGCAATAAAAGCAACAGCGTTGCAAATACGGTTGTCAGGAACTACGTCGGGTACGTTTTACATACACGCTGCACATATCCACTGTTATGATGCAGCAATACAGAGGTCGTAATGGGAACATACACAGCATCAGCACCAGGACAAGGTGCAGTCGCAAGCAACGGCCAGTCTATAGGTCAAAGCGAAACCATAGAGGACACGCCTATTGAGGTCAGTACTACGTGGGACCCTTATGGTACAAACTTTGTTCCAAGTAATGAGATAAATACATCTCAGACGCTAGACTTTGCACCTATGGTTGTATTAGTTGATGCAAGCGGAGCAGCTGTCACTGTCACGTTGCCCGACCCTGACCACTTCGAGGGAAAAACTGTTACAATCCAGAAGATGGATGCTACTGGCAATGCTGTCAACATTGCTACTGCATCAGGGACAATGTATGGCGGTACAGCCGCTATAACAACGCAGTACACGGCTCGTGATTATACAGCCGTAAACAACACGACATATGTTGGCTGGGTAGGGAGATAGAGCAATGCCTTGGACATTCAATCCTGTAACAAAAGTAACTCAATGGGTTAGTGACGACGGCAGCGAGCCTGACGACAATGGTGAAGATATCAATGCAGTGACTGACGCATCACGTTACGGTGGGATGCTAGGTGGCTGGAACAAGCAATGGGACAAGGCTAACTACGCTGGCAAACTTGGCATGGGGCTTGGTGCTGCTGGAGCAGTAGCAGGTATTGTTGGAATGCTTGGTAGAAAACAGGGACCGTCTCGCTATGAGATTGAGCAAGAAGCACTTGGTCGTAGCAATATGGGGGCAGCCGATGCATATGCAGGGCATCTAGGAGGCATTGGTCAAGGGCTACAAACTCAGGGTTTGCACAACCAAAGCATGTATCGGGATCGATACATGGACGAAGTAATGAATCCAAACAACATGCAGATGGATATGGCTTCACTGGCAGCACAGGACTCAGCCAGACAGCGTGGTATATCTTCGCGGTTTGGAATGATGGGAGGAAACCTTGGCGCATCCAATGCTATGCGTGCCGCGTATAACCCAGGTTATGCAAGTGGTGTCGCAGGATTGATTGGTGGAAACAGGCAACGCCGTATGTCAGCATTTGGGCAAGGCGCTCAATGGGGAAGCAGTGACTTTGGTCAAGGCATGGGCATGCTGAACAACGCCTACAACGTTAGTAATTCAGGCAGACAACAATTTGGCTCGGTGCTTGGTAGGTTGCAAGCAGCTGCTGATGCTCGACGTGCTGCACGAGATCAGGCAATGATGGGAGCCGTCAAGGGAATTGGAACCTTGGCTGGTGGAGGATTTGGTTAATGGACGGCTATGGACTTCTTGCCGGGTTATTAGGCGGATATGCACAAGGGCGTCAGTTGCGTCAAAACCGTGACATCAGACAAGCGCAAATTAAACGACAAGTAGTACAGGATGCGTACACACGTGCGCATCAGGCTAAGATGGAAGATTATGCCGCACGTCGTTTGAAATTGGCTGAAAACCCTATCCGTAATCTTGACCCTGCCGCTGGTACTAACTTTGACAGAACCATAGCCGACATTAACAAGTATTATCAGGACTGGCATACAAGATTAGGTAAAGCCGGGACTATAGATAATATACAAGCAATTTTAAATGAAGGTACAGACGCACTTCCTGGATTTCGAGCAAGAATACAATCAAACATTGACCGTTGGGGTAAAGACATTGGTTACGAAGGCGCTGATCCGGATATGTTCCTGCAACCAATGCATGGAATGCGAACAAAGTACGACCCTGCAACAGGTAGGTATTCATATGTCGACAAAGATGAATTTAGACGTACATATGCACCTAAAACAATTTCTGATGCGGACATGGCTTATGTGAGGTCACAGCAAGACGCAATCCGTAAGACAATTTCTAATCCAGAGCAACAAAGAACTGCTATGGCTGCAGTTAAACAAGGACTTATAGCTAAATACGGCGAAGACGCAGCAAACGCCGCAATACCATTTCTACCTCTGGATGACGTTCCGATTGGTCAGTATCAAACCTTTGTTCCTAAAGAAGGCGGCTATCAGCCTTACACGCCGGAGGCTGGTTTTCAACTGCCAACTAACATAAACCCTGCTATTGGTCAAAGCACAGACACAAGCAGTATTCGTCGTATTCTAGACCCTGCTAAATTAGCTGCACAGTTTGGGGCAGATGCTCCTGACCCGTTTGCATCAGAAGCAGCTAAACGTGCATATGAGGATGCAAGGTATAACGCGCCACAATCACTCGGCACAATAGAGCCAGTTAACATAAATCCAATCAAAGGTCAATTTAATTTTGCACCAAGATTTAGACCGTCAGTAATTAATGCGCCAGAAAATTACGCAGATCGAGACAAAGAATTTAGACGTGCATTTATGAGTCGCGTTATGTCTGGGCCTGCCGCCGGAAAAACAGAAGAAGAAGTTGGATTGGGCATGCTAGTGCAAACATTCCAGCGACAAAATCCTAACTTTAATCCGTTTAAAAATGCTGAGGATGCTCGTAAGATATTGTCACTAGTTAGTCCAAAAGACGCAGATATGTTTCATAGAGTTGTAGCAGGAGTGGCTAACGAAGGTGGATACGAACGCCAAGAGGGTAAGACTGAAACTCTTCCATTGACATCTAAGTATGAACTTACACCTTACGAAAGCACTAACGCAGCTGATGCTGCTGGTAAACTTTCAGATCAAAGAGTAATTGAATCAAAAACACTACTACCACTTAGAGCACAAAATATAGAAAGTCAAATCAAAGAGAGAAACAATCAAGAAACACAAAGGCGATGGCAGCGATGGTGGGAACAATATAAGTTTAGTGACATTAGTAAAAGAGGTTGGGCACAGATTGGTATAAGTCAAGGCAATCTAGATTTGAATAGATTGCGAGAACAATTTAATGAACGAATTACGAACCACAGAGTCACTAACGAAGATGTCAAACTTGTTCAAAGTTTATATAAGCACATGGACAATGAACAGAAATCTTTGCAGATGAGACTTAAGGCTGTCGATACGGCTATTACGGCTCAAAACGCATCAATCAATTTAAATGGCGGAGCACTGAGTCATTTAACAGGCAACGAAAGGCAGCAGTTAATAGACGGAACTATGCCAGCCAGTGTACGCAAAGCAAAGATTGTCGGCAACACTCAAGCTACTGCAGCCGCAGCACTTGAACAGTTAGGTGTATTTCAGAAAGAACGAACAGCTATAGAAAAACAATTGCAATCGACTGCTGATGATGTGCTCCAGGCTAAAACCTGGGAAGAAAACATGCGTGATGAGATAAAAAATAATTCAGCAAATAGAGAAACTGAAGTTAAGTTAATGATGAAACAAAACGGATGGAGTGAACAACAAGCACAAGCAAAATGGGAATCAGGATATAGACCTAAATCAACAACGGGTAAACCAGGTGGAAAACCACAAACTAAACCAAAAGGTACGTCGTCAGGTATGCCAGAAGGCGATCCATTTGCAGAACCAAAGTAAGTTATAATTTCAAACATGGAAAAGTCACTATCCGAACAAGTAGCAAAAGCATTTGGTCTTACACCAAACGCAGAAAAATCAAGGGCTAGAATTAGAGAACTTGTCTCCGACGAGTTGGTGATGAGTAATGAATTTAGAGCATTACTTAAAGCTGGAAAAGAAGACCCAAGAGGATTTGCCGCTGCTACTGGTCTAGGTCCTAGTGACGTATCCAAGTTAAATGATTTTAGACAAAGAGTTAGCGCACGCGTAATTAAAACGCAAGGTCGTAAACTCGGCCCACTTGGCGTATTGATGCCGTCTGCTGAGGAAGCTCAGTCAGCAAGGACACAATATAAGGCAGACGCGTACAAGGATATTCTTGCTGAACGTGCAATTAAACGTGACCCATTTAATTTTGCACTAACCGCATTGCAAACAGCTCCAAAATATGTAAATGCAAAAGGTGTTGCGTCAAGACTTCAGGCACGTGGCATTGATCCAGTTCATGCTTTTTTGGTTCCAGGTGGTGACACCGATTACGCAAAGCAGTTTGGCGCTGAAATGGGTTACACCGCCGGACAGACATTTTTGCCGACTGGCTCATCTGTCATTGGTATGGGTATTGGTGGAGGCGCGGCAGACATTGCAACAGGTGCACTGGCTCGCAATGTAACAGCACTATCACCAGGCTGGGTTCGTGCACTAGTTGGTGCGGGTCGATTTGCCACGCACTTAGCTGGTGCTATCGGCGGCGGTCATGTAGCGTCTGAGTTAACGCGAGAAGCACAGAACAGGTTACTTAATGGCAACCTTAGTGAAGACGATCAACAGATAGCTGAACAACTACTGGGCGCACAAACTCCCGGTGGTCAACTAGCCCACACTGCATCGACATTAGCGTATTTTAAACCAACCCTAAATCTTGCGGGAGCCTCAGCACGAAAACTATTCCCTCAGATAATGACTGATTATCAAGGTGTAGTTAAAAACCCGTACATGATGGCATCGGTTAAAGACCTCGGTACGCGTAGCTATTTTGTCTTTGATGCTGGGCGTCAAGTAGACATTGGCAATGAAAATGCTATTGCCACAGCAAAAAAACAATTAGGATATGTGCCAACACGATCAGACGGAAGCTTAGATGAAGACCTGCTAAGGAACTTTGGATACAAAAATAAGCAAGAGAAACTAGCCAACATGGGTATGGCTGCGTTGCTTGGTGGGTCGACAAAACTTGGTGAAATGGTTGGCAAAATTGGTCACCTAAACACGCAAACTGCGCCAGAGATTGACGTCAACGCGATTGCTAAGCAGTTAAAAGATGTCCGAACACAAACTGGAGAAGAAGGAAACCTGAAGGTTTCACCTTCTATGGAAGGTAAGCCAACACCAGGCACGTTGCCACGATTTGACACGTTTGAAGGTGGAGTTCCTATCACCGTTGAAGATCGAGGCGAATCCAATGTCGGCGTATATCCAACGCGAAAAGAAAATGCTGACGTAGTTGTCAAGTTCAACAGTAAGTTCGGTCTCAATGCAAACCCGGATGTTGCGTTTGAAGATACGGCAGACGGAGCCGCAAAACTTATTGGCATGACGCCGGATAACGACTTCAGTGCGTTAATTCGCAACCCTGATGGCACGACGCATGTGCGCAAGTATGGCTACAATCAACTTCCTGAAAAACTTAAGGCTCAGGCTGATGAGTTTTTTGGCACTAACTCATTCATTGATAGGGAAACGCCAGAGCAATTTAGTTACAAGTATGATCCATCTAAAGTTAGTGAAGAAACACCAGGTCGTGCTGATTTAACGTACGACCCAGAAAATGATATACGTGGCGTTCCTACTAAAGACCGTACAGGAAAGCCAAAGGAAGACGTTTACTACTTACGTATAAATGACAAAGACGTTCCTGTCAAAGCCAGCACAACTGTCAACGAGAGCAATAAAACAGTCGGCGTAAAAACGTTTAGTGGAAATTACTATCGTGTACCAGTAAGTGCTCTGCGTGACGCAACAGGCAAGCCTGTGGCATCCGTTAAAACAGGCAACTGGCCAGAGCGTCCATATCAAAAATCATATGGGCCAAATAACACCATTGGTGAAGCAATACGATTTGCTGATACAGACTGGCGTATCTCACCGGACGAAAAGCAAACAGTAGTTGATGGCGATAAGAACACGTGGAAAAACAGTTATCTATACAATCGACTAGCTGACGCATACAGCAACTTCAATGAAGTATTAGAAGCGTTTAAAGATGCTGGTCGCGGACACGTAGTAGCAGATCGATTTACTGGCAATAGATTAGTAGTACTCGACACTGTCGACCAAGTTGTCGACGGTGAACGCATGATTGGACTACGTGTATACGACATAGATAGTCGTGTACATGAACCATTTGTAACAAGTTATGCACACGTTGTAGACGTCGAACAGTCACAAGCAATTAAGGATAGCCTTAATAAAGAAACCGATAACACAGGCGATAGCACTGAAGATGGTGAAGGTGATGGCACTGACGGTGAAGGCGACGGCACTGACGGTGAAGGCGACGGCACTGACGGTGAGGGTGATGGCACTGACGGTGAGGGCGATGGCACTGAGGGTGAGGGCGATGGCACTGAGGGTGACGGCACTGAAGGTGAAGAAGATAAAGTAAAATTGACGTCACGAGGTGACTCGGATGTTGACGCACTTAAAGCCAATATTGTTGACTTGTTATCTAAGTCAATTACAGCCACTGCATCTGGAGTCAAAGAAAATGTCATTGAAGACGCAGACTGGATGCCTCGCACCAGGGCAGGTAAAGTTCACACGGAATTGTACAACCAAGCTTTAGATGAGCTTGAAGAAGATGGCGTTATAACGCGCAATGCATTTGACAAGGAAATTAGCAAAGGCCCCAATTTCAATTCTGTTGTTGATAAACCTAAGCTAGGAGAGCAAACGCCACGTGCTTTACAACTAAAAACGGGTGACAAGTTTGGGGTTAAAGATCCACAATCAGACGCTAATCTACCTCAATCATCAACATCAAGCAGTGGTAGTAGTGCTTCGGAGCCAAGCAGCGCGCCAGAACCAGATAGTGCGCCAAACCCATCAACAGGTGATCGACCAGAAGGTTACGAGTGGTATAGGCAAACTGAAGGCGAAGAAGTCAGGAAAACTGTTGTTCTTACAGATGAAGAACGAAAAGAACTGATTTCAGTATATTCTCCATTATCAAAACGTCCTCGACTTTTAAACGTAAACATAACATTTATTGCCAAAAATGGTGACCGAGTAATTGAATCAGTCGCTGCTGAAGGTGTCAGCAATCAAGCTGATGTAGTACGCGTTTTACAAACACGATGGGGACAAACAGAAGAAGAAGCCAAACTTTTTGGTAAATACGTCGATGCGTGGGCTACAGGGTGGGCAATGACGGTTGCCAGACTTGAGGGTGTAAATGTCAACAAAAAATTAATGGCATTGATGACACCTGAGGAAAAATCCAGTTATCAAGCTCGCACTCGTTTAAGCGAAGCAACAGCTAATGTCGAAGAATTTTTAAAGTCTGACATTAATGCAGATATTGAAGCATTGATAAAAGGCGAAACAGTTAAAATTGGTGACGCAACGTTAAAAATCCCCGAGGCAGAAAAACAAAAATATACAGCAACAGCCTTAAAACAACTTGCTGCTGACATGGTAATTAAAACATACCGCGAACGTGTCATGACTAAAGAAGTCATGCAAAAAGTGGCTAATACAGGTAAGTTTGAATATAAAGGTAAAACTAATTCAATATCTGTTGAAAAAACGTACAATGATTTTGACAAATGGCAAAAAGACTTTAGAGAAATTACAATATTTCACAACAGTAAAGCAAACAAGCAATTAATTGCTGAGTTAAAACAAGTTTATTATGAACAGCATCTAGGGTCATTTGCAAAATTATCGCACGCTGCAGCAAGACTAAAAACAGGAGACGCGAGCGAAGCGGCGTTTATAACGTCTTCAGCATATGCCCTAGCTGGAGTAGATTACCAAACTGGTCGAATTGGATTTGTTGAACAAGGTGCGCCTCTTCATACTCAGCTGCATGAACTGCATCATATGCTAATGCAATCATTGCCTAAAGCCATTTACCATGAGATTTTAAGGCACAGATTTCCATCATTAGACATGCAACAGATGTACAGTGGTGAGAATAAATTAGGAACCATCTCAAGTGCTACCGGACATTTAATGACGAAATCGTTGACTTCGTATGAAGAACAAGTCGTACAAGAGCTTACACGTGCCGTAATGTTTTCGGATTTAAATGCATTTCCGTTTACATGGAAATACAGTGACAGGGGATATGAAGCTCATGTAGCAAATGCCGTAGTCGAATTAGGCCGTGTAATTAAAGTGCAACATGACATGATTAATAGCGGTCAACAAACAACCGAAAAAATTCCTATAGCTGACGAAAAGGGTATTCAGACTACTACTCAAAATGGCAACGCAAGCTACACGGGTCGTGGTCCCATGGACGCAGTCACGTTGATTAAAAGAAATAGCCTCATAGAAAATGAATGGGGTCCAGGGTTGCTTGTCCGATGGGTTGACAGAGCAGTAGACCCAACCAAAGTCTTGCAAGGTAAGATTCTAAAAGTCAATTATGTTGTAGATGGTGGAAAAATTGACATTGTAAAATCTCACGTAAAAGTTGTATTAGATCGATACGGTAAAGAAACCACCATAAGATTCGTTGACCTGTTGACTAAAGATGAAATAACTCAAAATGCTGATCAGTATTTATTAACAGGGGTAAATGTATCGAATCTGCCAAGCCAAGCTAAGTTTAGGCTGCAAAACTATTACACCTGGGAAAATGACTCAGGTGTTGACAGAGAAACAGGGTCTGCGGTTGCTAGTTTATTGGGGCATTATCAAAAATTTGTCAATGAACAAATTTCAGACATTGATGTAACGGGGTCAACACGTTTAACGGATGATTCACCAAGAACTACGTTTGCAACAAATGCTGGCAGACGTTCTCCTGGTTATAGATGGTTTAGCAATATTGATAAAAGACAAGAAGAATTAAAAGCCCAAGGGATAAACATGTCAGCAAAACGAATTGCAAGGCGTATGCAAGATTCGTTTTTAGGATGGTTAGATATTGGTGGATACTCGTCATGGATGCAATCCTTGGGTTTAAAACCAAGTTTTTCTGATGATAGAGCAAATATGGTTACGTTCAGAACGTCATTTGAAAACGCCTCAGAACTACAGAAAAAAATAGATAAATACAGAGCAGAGGAAGCTGCTTTTTATGCATCAAAAGTCAAATCAAACGACGAAGACACGTCTAAAGAATTGACGAAAGTTGAAGATGATTTAGAGAAAACTGAAGGCGACGAAGACGAATTTGATTTCAATGTCATGGACACTCCACAGGTATCTGATTATCCTGTTGGAGAATATAAGTTTGACATAGAAGAAGACGACACAGTTTTCGGTAAAGAATCAGACCGTTTGTATATAACAACAGATGGTCTATTGCAGAAGTTTAATACTATAGAAACTCGCAATGTTGCCAATGCTCTCATTGCTGGATTGCTAGAAGAAGGCATACTTTCACCTGTTACTAAGGGAACAGGAGTTAATGCTAGATACGTCGGTTACTTTGTAAAACAGAGACTTAATTACCGTGACGTTTACGAGGCAATGGAAAGGACAATTAAAGACCCAAGTATATTAGGTGAAGGTGTTGATCGATGGGTAGATGCATTGCGAAACATAACGCCAGAGAATAAAGGCGCTATAGCAGGGCATATCTCTGATATTCTAACTGAGCCAGATCAATTAAAACGTAATTTTGCTAATCAAGAACTAACCGGAGAGCAGAAACGAGCCAATGACGCAGCTCGCAAGCAGGTTAGTGATTTAGCAAAAGCGTTGCACGATGCTGCTATAAATGAAGTTCAAAAAGTCATTGACGGACAGATTGACTTTGACTGGGTCAACGCACGTTTAACAGCAAAAACACAAATGTTAAATGATAAGCGTCCTGCAATTGTCGAACAACTTCAATCTGTATTAGGAGAAGACTACGATACAAAACAAGTTGAGAAACTAGTTGACCAAGCAATTGACGTCAGGCTGAAACAACATTTATCTACTGCCGAAGAAATGCAGGAGATGAGTGAAAAACGAAACGCTGAACTTGAGCAACAATCAATTGAAACTAAGCTGGAGCGTGCAGAAAACTGGACTGATTCAGAAAAGTTTTTTGATCAACAAGTTCAGTATGTACTGAAAGAAGTTGGTAAAGGTAAAGCCAAAGCATACAGCGATGAAAATCTCTGGCAGCGATTGACTACCAATAATATTTTTGGTTTTTATATTAACAAATGGGTTTTAGGTAAGTATCGGCAATCTGTGCCACAGGCTATGTATTTGCGATACCCATTGTTTAAAAATGCGCGAGCAATGGAATATTTTGCTGGAGTGTCAAACATTAGTCGTCAACGCGGACAATTGGCAGAATCTCTTGATAATGTTTTGGCTTGGGACTCAACAGAATCAGAAATTCCACGCGTAACGAATCGTCAGTTACATATGGCATTGCAACACAGGCAAGCGTTACGGAAGCTTATCAAAGACAGGTTGTTTGCTAGTGAGTACGCAAAAGTTGCTGACTCGCAAAGTCGGTCATCAAAGTTAATCAACGAAAAGTTTGACGTGATTGTTGATGAATGGAATAAGCTTTTACGCGATGCTAACTACAACGCAGAACCTGCGTTTCGTGCAATGAATGAAAAATACAAATCAAGTGAGTTAAATTCATGGCTAAAAACTCACAATGACTATTTTAATGAATTTAATGTAAATGATGTCTACAAAGAACAGGAAAAGACACCACTTCTTCGACGTGGATTTAAACACGTAGAGGTTGAGTATTATTCGTTTGACAGGGAAACACTTACGCCTACGACGCAGAAATTAACTGTGTCCAATATTGGTACGTTCAATGATGCTCAAACCATAATTAAACAACAACAGTCACTAGTTGATTCCACCATAGAGGTGTGGAATCCAATGAAGGCTAAATCTACTGAGTTTCAAAGAGAATTTACACAAGTCATACAGTACGCTGTTAACAACGCTGTTCGTGGATTTGTTTTAAATACTCGCACTCAACAAGTAGGGCGAACTACCTTCTACATTGTGGACTCTTTTAAAAATGACTTTGGCTTGATGCCATCAAAGCCATTGACATTAGATGAATACAAAAACACTCTGATAAACCTTATGAAGGCTACTGCAAAATCTGCAACAACAGAGTTTTTCCAAACAATCGATGGCAGTGTTACTAGAGGAGTTGACATTGCGACCGTTATCAAGCGTGTGCATAACGACCTAGACAACGACATTGCGTGGAAGGATTTAGGGCTTAGTACGTCAGAATATCAAGATGAAGCTGTGCGCCGATCCGCTATTTTTGCACTTGCTAAAGGAACTTTGCGGCGAGCTGCATTTAGCAATGACGTACAGGTAGTCATAAATGACGCCATAAAAGCAAGCGCCGATGCTGGAAATAAGCCAGGCTCGGAATGGAATCCTGTCACAGTAAATGGTGTTACATACAAGACGGCGCAAGAATTTAATAATGCATTAGACGCTTTAGAATCAACTGGTCATGCATATATCGATGTTGTAGATGCAATCAAGAATGCAATAAGCATGAAAGAAGCATATGCAAAAGAGGTCAATCGTGTCGCTGATCTGAAAAAAGAATATGCCAAAGCAGTGCAAGAAAATAAAGGCATTGCTCCAGAAGGACTGCAACAGCCTAGCGACCCGTTACCAGAGCTTGATGCATACGGATTTACTGACCTTACTCTTGATCAATTAAAAGAACTGTTGCAATATGCTGAAGCGGCAGAGCGTTCTGCCTCTGGGTTCGATATGTTCAGGCAATTTATTAATCGAACAGCATATACACGTAGCGTGCCAGGATTGTTGTTTAGGTCAAATATGTATGAAAACCAATCCGCATATCAGCCTACTGTATGGAACACGGGTACACGCAACACATTGAAAATGATTGGCATTGAAATTGCGGATGTTGAAAAGCAAGTAAAAACGTACACCAATCTACTTATTCAAAGTGCAAGACGCAGTGCTATAGCTAGAACTGTGTCTAGTGAAATTAGTAAAGATGATGAAACGTTCCAACTAGAACCAGGGTTTAAGTTGGACATGATTGAAAAAATCGACGGACGTATGCGCGAGTTGATTGAATATTTCAACTTGTATACGCGCATAAATAAAAACAATATAGTTACTCTTACCACTGAATTTCAAAGTGATTACTTGAAAAAATTAGTTGGAAGGCCGTGGGTAAAACATCCAGAGACAAAAGAAACAGTTACATTTGAGAATACGCTGTCAACAATTAACGAACTGTCGGCAGGTGTACTTGATTTACAACTAGCAGTCAAGATGGAAAAAGGCGCGGAGGAGAAACAACGACTACAGCAACAACTTGACAGTGCTATTGATAAGTTGCAGAAGTTCAAAGAAGTTCACACAAACGCATTGCAGCGATATATCACTACGAACAGACCGTTGTTTGACCAAGTTGGCTTTAAGATTGCAACGGTTATGGACGCAATTGATAGTTCATTGCCAGAAGGTCTTCAGAAGATTACTGAAAACATGTCAGGCAAATCTATCAATGAACGCAATGAGAAAATTGGTCAATACACGGAAATGTTACTCGAGGTTGCGACCAGTTTGAGGCAGTTGGCATCAATGCCCATTGATGCGATTGACGATATCACGCCGCTGTTTACATCAAAAATGATGAAGAGCCGCTCTGAGCGAGACTTGATTACCATACGTGGATTTAGTGGCTATGCAGAAATAAAAGTAATAAGAGAAGCTGTGTCATCAGCTGGTGATGTCACTAATGTGTTGCTAAGAGACGCTATTGACAACGTTCTGGAGACATCAGGCACACGTATGTCAAGTAGTGATTTACTTGACGGTTTAGCAATGGTCAGCACTCGTGCTGAATTAATCAAGTTGCAATCAGAAGGGACGTCAATAACCGACTCACTGTGGCTTAAGACGTTTAATAAAATGCGTGATGAGTGGAACGTTAAACTAAATGGTCTAGGTGAAACAAAACCAATTACTGTTGATCAATATAGTAATGACCGCGACATGCGAATGCTTATTAATAATGAGGCAGCAACTACAGAGTATTTGGTAAATAAAATTTACGACAGTTACATTGAAAAGGCTGACTATGCGCCTGAAATGTCAATGGAATACCAGCGAGTAATCAGGACAACCACGCCTCTTGAAAACCTTGCTCTAGAGTTTAAAAGGCAGCACATGCTTGATGATGCGTTCGACAAAATAACATCGTTGAACGACAGTATGATGAGTGCAACTCAACGTGGTGCAACTGAGGTTGGAAATGCAATTAAATCCGCCCTTAATAAACAGAACATGATTGAAGCCAGTGCGCTTCGACGCCATTTGTTGAGTAGACGATACGACATCATGGAGAACCCAAATTACAAACGTGTAATGTGGGGAATCAAAAGAGTTTTAGAAGACGTCGACTCTATGGAGAGAGCATACGCTTTCCTAAGCAATGAGGAAAGCAAAAAATCAATTGTTCTGAAAGATGAAGCAAAATTAGAAAACCACGGTGATTACGTTTCGTTCATCATGCCAGAATCTTTGTTCGAAAATGCTACAGGTCTAACAAGTGGGTTGTTGGCTTTAAAAGGCAAACGAGTGTTAGTTCCAGCAAGTTGGTATTCGTCAAAGACAGGAACAATCACGTTTAAAAGTGCTCACGGTTTTATACCGCAGCATTTGTCCGAGCTTGAAAAACGAGCGTTTGTTTTAACTCGATGGTTTGTTGAAAACGAGCAAAATGAAGGGTATCCAATTGGTCAAGTGTTTGTCGAGAACTTCCGCAAAAATGTTTTCGAAGACAATTATATGCGTGAAATCGAACACACACGCGCTAACATTGCCGATTACAAACGTGCAATACTTGATTACACAAATGACGTATTAAATTCAATGGTTATGCGCATGCCACTGAAAAATGAGTATTTACGATACACAAACACAGGCAGCATAACTATTAAAGAGCCAATCAATTCGAAGTTGTCAGGACAGTTGGCAGACCTGGTTAAAGGTTTTGATAGCGTTATTGATATTAATATGTTCCGCAATAACCAAGGTGGAATCAACTTTGCTCAGCTGACAACCAGGCTGAAATCTGAAGGATTGACGTTTACATATTTGTCTAACGAAAACCTAATGGCATTAACGCCAGTTGGTATGTCAACCATCAATCGTTACAAGTTGTATAGAGAGCTTGTTGACGCACGTGACAAACACATCATCGATCCACTTAAGAAACGCATAGAAGCAAGCCAGCGCGTTCTCAATACGATGTCTTTGACAGAATTGAATACTGAGTTAGCAGAATCTGGATGGTCACACGCAGATCGAGCAGCGTTTTATGCGGATTACTGGCATGTTACGCAATCAAGACAAGGGAACTTGATTAGAGATTATGTAATCGCAACAGGTAAATTTCCTGAAAAGGATTCGGTGGCTGAACTCGTAAAGGCAGTTATGCAGGGTAAAAGCCAAGACGTAATTGACAGTGCAATTAAAGAACAACAAAAGAACTACGACGCGTTATTACATTTAATTGCTACTAATGGCTATGAAACGGCTATTAAGAAATCGTCAATTACACAAGCTGAAGTTCGATTCAACAATGATTCAGAACAGAACTACACATTGACTGGAATCATACAATCAGTCAAACCTGAATCATTAAATGCAGAGCAGCAAATCGTAAGACAGACACTGTTATCTCAAACTGAGTTAATGACAGGAGTTGAAGGATCTGTTGTCAGTGATTTGTTGACATTACTTGGGGACAAGAAAACGGAAGCAGTTAATTTAATGCGACTGTTACTTAATGACCCAGATCGTTTAAATATTCAAGACATCACAGATGCATTTAGAACTGGCATACAACCAGCTGGGTCACGCAATATAAAACGTATTAAACTTCTTGGCGACCAAGATGGTGAAAATGAGGTTACTGCAACACGTAGGATGCGAACGCACATTGAAGCGATTGCAGCACGAGATCTACAGAACGTTGGTGAGCAGTTAAAAGACAATCCATCATTGGTGCATCTATATCGAAACATACCTCAGTTGTCTGTATCGGCTGGACGTGGGCGTATAAATCTCGGTGATTTAATTACTAGTTTCCAACGAATGAAAACGACGGAAACCATGTCTAAAGAACAGCAATCGTTCGTGTCGGATGTCCAGTCAAAGGTGCTGAGTTACGTTAAAGCTCAAGCAAAGGTGTTGATTGGCGCTCGTCTTGAATTGTTCAGGAGTATGAACGACCCACAATTTTTGTCGTACACGTACGAACAAGATGGGACAAATGTAAGGGTCATGGAAGATGGCGTAGAGAAGTATGTCATCAACTATAAGACTGGCGAAATATCATCAGCAATCAATGAAAATGTGAGATCAATTGGCAACGAGGTAAAGTTGTCTGATTACGACGTTGCAACGGCGTCTTTAAATGAATCATTTGTTGAGCAGATGCAGTCTTTGAGTTTGGCTCAAGTTAAACTTGTTGATTTGCTGGCAAGAATAGCACGCGGAAATGAAAGTTTGTATATCGGCGGGTCAGAAGAAACTCACGCCGATGCACTGAAAACAATTATTGAAGCAGCGCGTGCTAATAAAGCACCAGTACCTGCGGTGTATTGGCACGGTATCGCCAACATGCAACGACCAGAAGGATACA